CCCACGGTTAAGATCGGCGAAGATGACGCGATTGAAAAGGCCATGGCCGGAACCGTCCTTGATACCGAAGCAGCGGGAACCGTCTTGGCTTTTGCCTTCACAAACACAGCAACCAAAAAAATTATAGCGACAACCACCGCAGCGGTGGGGGATGCGACGGGCGGATGCAGCATCATCGTTCTGGCGCTGCCGACAACCTAAATTAATAACCAGGGCGGGGCTTAACCGCTCCGCCCTTATGAGGAAAAGAATATGGCAATCACAGTGACCACGCCGACGACCAAAGTCGGATTTATCTTAAACGCGACCAGCGCGGACGTGTCCGGGTGTGAAGAACTGAAAGCAGCCGAAGTCGGGAAGAGCATCAAGGTCCGCCATCTGACGATCTCCAACAACAGCGTCGGCACGCTGGCCATCACGATTGGCCAGGAAGAAGACACGGGCGCCGTTAAAACCGCGCTGATCGGCCCGATCTCGATATTGACCGGGCAGACCATGCAGTGGAATTTCAATCCGGCGATGGAGCTGGCGGCCGGCAAGGCGCTGGTGGTTGACGCCGACGGCGCCGGGGCGATTTGTGTGTTTGCCCAGGGCGACGTGGAATAGAAAAAGGAACGGACGAATGGCGCGAGACATCGAATACGTCAAAATCGAAATGGACGAAAAAGCCATGGAGAACATGCCCGACAGCGAGAAATTGAAGTTTCTGGTCAAGATCGCGTTCGCCAATTACAAGACGCTGCGCGCGCACGGCGAGATCCTGTTCGGCAACGGCAAAACCGGATTGTGCCAGGAAATCTCCACGATCTGCCTGAACATCAAAGGGCTGTGGGCCGTGGTGATCGGCGGCGGCGGGATCATTATCGGGATCCTGGTCAAACTGGCGGTGGGGTGAACCATGGACGTTTACGAATTCATTGAACGACACGAAGGGCGCAGGATCAGGCCGTACCGGTGCCCGGCAGGCGCCATGACGATCGGCGTTGGCTGGAATATGGACGCCAACGACCTGCCGGACGACATCGCCCGGTTTCTGGCAGCGAACAAATACATCACGGACGACATGATCGACCGGCTGCTGGAAATCTCCGTCCGCCAGGCTGTGGCGGACTGCCGCGTCTTGTTTCCAGGCTGGGACGCGATGGAGCCGGCGCGCAAGATGGCCCTGACCGATTTCGTTTTTCAACTGGGCTTCCGGCGCGCGCGGGGATTCCGCCACGCCATCGCCGCGATCAATACCAATCGCTGGGAAGATGCGGCCAGGGAAATGCTCGACAGCGCCTGGGCCAGCCAGACGCCGAAGCGCGCCGCGGAAATCACCGAAATTATTAAAACGGGGGAAATCTAATGGACTGGTCAAAAGTTGTCAGCACTATCAGCCAGGCGGCCCCGATCGTGGGATCGCTTTTCGGCCCCGCCGGAGCGGCCGGCGGCGCCCTGGCCGGATCGGCAATCAAGCTGGTGGCGGCGGCGCTGGGAGTTCCGGCCACGCAGGAAGCGGTCAGCGCCGCGATCGCCACGGATCCGGAATCCGCGCTGAAGCTGGCGAAATACGAGATGGACAACAAAATAGAGCTACAGAAGCTCCAGATCCAGCAAGAGCAGATGCTGATCGGCGATGTCCAAAACGCCCGGCAGCGGGAAATCGAAACCACCAAAGCCACAGGCAAGCGCGACGCCAACATGTTCATCCTGGCATGGGTGGTCATCGGCGGCTGGCTGGGCGCGATCATTGCCCTGATTGTTCTGAAAGTCGTCGCGCCGGAGTCAGAAATTGCCACGGACCCGATCCTGTCCATGCTGTTCGGGTCGCTCTCGACAAACGCCGGAATGGTTGTCGGATATTTCTTCGGCTCCAGCCGCGGCAGCGACAACAAGAACGCGATGCTGGCAGTGCAGAAATGAAAACCGGAACCGTCCGACGCAAGGAAGCCGCAAAGAAGGAAAAGCGGCAAAGAAGGAAAAAGAAGAAATGACCCTGAAAGCCGACATGACAACCGACCTGGCTGTATTTTTTGAGACCGACGAATTCGCGGAGGCCGTGACATACACGGCCAAAGGATCCACGGCCAAGTCGATTGACGTGATCCTGACGGATGAGGATCCGGCTATTGAGGCGACCATTCCGCCCGGCGACCGAATGGTCATCCTGGCCAAATATTCGGACATCACCGCGCCGCGTCGCGGCGACACGTTCACCATCAACTCGGAAACCTGGTACGTCGTGGGCGAACCGGCCGGCGGACGGGCGGAGGGAATCTGGCACATTGAAGTCAGCCGCAGCGCACGGCGGCAACTGGGAGCATAACACATGGACATGAAAACACTTGTGCAGGCCATTCAGACGGCCCTTAAAAACTCGGCAACGCTGTCCTATGTCGCGGACGCCGACATTTTCGTCACGCCGGACGAATACCTGGTCCCCATCGGGTGCACATTCCCAGCCATCGGGATAAAGGACGGGCCGATCATTAAGGACAAGGAAGCGACGGCCACGGGGACAAAACTGGCTTGGGACGTCCGCTACAATGCTCACATCATCATTTACGTGGAGATGACCGCGGGCGAAACTCCGGTAGTGGGGCAGGCAAGCCCGTCCATCAAGGGCATCCTGGATATTGCCAACGACATCAACACCGTCCTGCATGAGAACTATTTGTCAATTTCAGGCGTTATGGATGCCTACTGCGTCGGCGAAACCGAGAGCGAAACCATCGGGACCGAAGACATGCCGATCCTGAAAAAGCGCCTGACGTATGAATACATGGTTTTGCCGAGCTTATAGAAGGAGGGGAAAATGCCGACAACGTACAGAGGAAGAGTTTTGATTGAATGCGCAAGGGAGGTTTGCGAACGCGACCGCAGCCGGGCGAACGTGACGCCTGCCTGCCTGGATTGCCCAGGTGCGGTGGCGACTGTCATCAACCTGGAAGAAAAGCCGGTCGGCCGGATCCAGCGGGCGCCGAAACCGGAACCCGAAGCGGAACCGGAAACAACGGAAGAAGCGGCGGAAGCGCCGGAACCAAATAACAGAAAAAAATGGAGGAAATAAAAAATGGCATACAACACCACACCTTTCCACGGCAAAGTTTGCCGGGTGGAAAAAAACAATGTTGCGATGGACTACAGCAAGGGCTGGAGCTTAAACGTCAACCTTGACATGGCGGACTCCTCGCGCGTCGGCCAGGACTGGAAAGAAGCGCTTCCCGGTCAGGCCGGATGGAGCGGATCCTTTGAGGCTTATTTCGTTGCCGGCAACACCGAGCAGAAAGCGTTTTTCGACAACCTGGTCGCCGCGACGCCGGGAACCAAACTGACCGACGTCAAATTCCTTTTGGATGCATCGACGAATGCGTTCACCGGCAATATTTACATCACCGGCGTAAGCATCAACGCGACCATGGGTGGAGTCGTCTCCGCGACCATCAACTTCCAGGGCGACGGCGCCTTGACGCTGACTGACGCCGCATAACGTAGTCCGGGTCTTCGCCACATCAACGTAGTCCGGGTCTTTAGACCCGGCAAAGGAGGGAAACAAAATGGGATCACCTACAACTCCCACCCACGGCAAGCTGGGCGCGCTGTATGTTTTGAGGCCGAACGGCTTTTCCGGGAGCGGTTTAAACGATTTGACCTGGGGGACCGGCTCCACGGCCTTGGATCTGACCTATTATGAGGTTGTGATTGATGGCGTCGGAACCGGAACGCTCGGCGTGGACACGTTCAAGTGGCGCGTCAACGGCGGCGCCTGGACGGAAACCGTTGACATCACCGGCGCCGAACAGACGCTGGCTGACGGGCAGAAATTGACCTTTGGCGCGATTGATGGGCACACCGTCGGCGACAAGTGGGTCATCGGCAACCTGAAGGATGAGGCCACGTCAGAATCCGGAGAAACCGCGCAGATCACCGACGCCTCCGCGCGCCTACTGAATCCGAACGCTCCGCCCATCTGGACCGATTCGGGCGGTAAAACCGTCGAGCAGGTCAATTTTACCAACGGAACAGCCATATTCAACGGCAACGTCGGAAACGTAACAGTGACCGGCAACAACG